GCATAACCACCGTGTTTTAACGCCTGCTGGTTGCCGGGTTGAAATGGGTTAGTCGGCGGATCGGTACGCACCCCGCGTATCGGTTTCGTATCTGGTGGAGGTTCGGCTTTTGGTTGCGTACGGCCAGAGCTGGCAGGCTTTTCGCTGGTACGCGCCTTACTCTTTTGCGTACCATTTTTGCGTACCTGCGTACTGGCCTTGCGTACCCAATCAAACTTTTTAGCCCTCTTCCTGATAGCCCCTTCAGTAACGCCGTATTTATCGCCTATATCACGGAGACTAAGGACTCCGGCCCGGTATGCCGATTCGATGGCCTCCCAGTCCGGTGTTGCCATAATTTTGTCCTCGCCTTGACATTATCGAGCCACCTCTGGAAGTGGCTCTGTAATGCCCATAAAAAAACCCGCCGCAGCGGGTTTGGGATAAAGAATACTCTCTAAACCAACTCACCAATGAATTTTGCACTTACCCTAAGCCGAGCTTGAGGAATTCCTTTAACGGCCCCTGATAAAAGGTAACCCCCCTGCACTTCTACAATGCTCATTTCCATCGTGTAGTCATTTACACCTTGAATGACATTCACCGCCTGAGGATTATGCTGAGAAACATGCAAATCTAATGTATCGCCCTGAATATGGCCTTGGTAAGTGAACCCGAAATCACCACCGTTGATGGCATTGTCTTTTACTACTACAGTGCCTTGTCCAACATCATGGTTATTGCTGCTGAAGGTTACGAAGTAAATACCGTTTTTCATGTCACACCTTATGTTGTAGCCAATCGGCAAAGGCATTATAGACACGCTACTTACGGGGAGAAAGATGGCATTTTAATAACTGCCGGATATGACTAATTTTTCCCTCTAAATATTTCAGACCGACGTATGTCGGCCTTATCCCGGTTGCACTGCCCCAGCGCTGATAGCAGACTGACGTTTAAATCAAGGCTCTGGCCCCACGTCATCTTGTCCGGTATATCAGGATAAGGCGTTTCAGCTGTCAGGCTGGAGGGTAGCGGCACTACCGGAACGGTGACGTAAACTGTCTTTGTATTGCTGCAACCGCTTAACTGCGCCAGCAGGAATACCAGCGGGAGCGCAATCATCATTCGCAACAGCCACTTTGATATCCGCCGCGGCTCCCGATGCGTCCAGTGCGATCTGCTCTTTGGCATTTTTGTTGGCCTCCGCGATGGAATTGAATATGGTCATGGTGGTAAGAACGTTGGCTGTGATGGCCTGAGTGCTGTTTACCTGCTGCTCGGCGCCATCGGCTCGGGTTTTCTGCTCAGCAGCAGCGTTGTGGTAATGCATTACCAGCCACCCAAGGCAAACCATCAGGCAGATCACAACAGCGCTGATAATGGCTGCTAATCGGCTCATTCATCTATCCCCCAACATGCCAGTGCGCTTTCCTGATCACGACGAGAGACCTGGCCGTAACAATTGTTCGAACGCACGCGGCAATCTTTTCCGCCATCAAAAATCCACCGGCGAATTTCAGCGCAGGCGCCTTTCCGGTCACCGGCATTCAGCTTGCGGTAGAAGGTGGAAGGAAAGCATTTACCGGGCCCGATGTTATAGGGGCAGAAACTGGCAATCCCGACCTTTTGAGGGGGTGTCAGAGGAACACGCACATTCTGATCTACCCATGCCAGCGCCTTATTGCGCTCGACGGCATTAACCTGATCGCATTTGGCCTGGGTTAACTTCATTCCCTGGGTTACAGGTCTTCCATCTACCTGGGTAACTCCACGACATATCGTCCATATGCCGGCGCCATCGCGGTATGACGTGAGGCTTTTGCCCTCTTTCTCATTCAGGAACTGGTCCATAAGAACGGGAGCTGAAGCGCCAGCAGCGATAAGCGCCAGCATGGCCGAACTGAGTTTCGTTTTCAGGTTAGCCATCGCTATTCATCCTGCGGTGGCGGGCCACCATAGCCACGATCGAGGGATTGCTGATACATCTTCGTCCAGCGGCGCTTAAAGTAGAGATTGGTCAGATAAGTCGCTACACCGATTATCACGCCACTGGCCAGGGCAATAAAATTCCAGTCAAGGCCATGAAACCAGTCATAGGTCCTTGCCAGCCCGGTGCATATCAGGCCGCCTGACGAGCAGTACGAGGCCGCCGAAAAGATTTTGTCAGGCATTTTCATAGTCTCCACCTCCGATAATGTTCGGGGTGCTATCTGTAGTCAGTAAAAGGTTCAGGGCCGTCGGGCTGGATTTAACAACGAAGCGTGTCGATGATGATTCCCGTGAGCCTGAAATGAAAAAGGCCACGCAAATGCGCAGCCTGTAATTGTCGCGGGTAAAATTTAATTGTCGCTCGTTGGACGCTAACCCGCTTTTGACAACGCGCCCATCCAGAGCGCGGCCTCAATGGAGGTCTTCCAGTCGGCCAACTTTTCAGTCGCCAGAAACAAAAAACCCCGCCGAAGCGAGGTTTCATGTTTTAATTTCGTACGGGCGTTATATCCCACGATTGAAAGCATACTAGACACTTTTATGCAAAGTCAATACTATCATGCAAAAAATAGCCGATATTTGTTCCGATCATATTAATAACTTGTCGCTTTCTCAAATTCTACTGCAGCCTGACGCTCCCCCTGACGCAGCATGTCCACCAGCCCCTCATAGAACGGTTTCCAGTTGCGTGACCACGAAGACTGATGGAGATCCGGGAGACGCTTCAGAATGGCGCGGTGAACCGTCGCTGAGGGTACAACAGAGAAGCCATTTCCAGAGCAGCGCTCACATGTTTTGAAAACCGGTGCGCCAAGTTCTTTGGTCGCTTTGCGATCTAACACCTCCCCTTTACCACCACACCTGCATCGCGCATGGATCACTTTCTTTCCTCCACACACTCCACAGACCCTTTTCACCAGTTCATTTCTAATCTTTGGGGCCTTCACCTCGACACCGTCTGCATCGAAAATACCAGGGTGCTTAATTACATCTTCATGGCTGGAAATAAAGCCGGTTCCGCTGCAGCTGTGACACGTTGCGCTGGTGGCCGCCGAACGTGAGTACTCCGCAAAAGCAAATTGTGCCAGCGTCAACATGCAGGTGCCGAGCTTGTCACCGGCGGCTTTGCGGACATTTTTAGGAGCGTTTTTGATGGCAAACTGCGCCAGCGCCTGAATTGCAAGCTGTTCATCCGTTTTGCTGATACCAGCCTTTCCGAAGAAAGCGGCCAGGCCGAAGCGTGCCCTGCTGCTGGTCACACCGATCCCGGTCATAATGTCTGTGCCATTCAGGCGATTCGGGGATGTGCTTTTCGCGTCGTCGGTGATATGCATGCCCTGAGGGCTAAAGTGTTTGAGGGAGGCTTCCAGTTTCATTCTTCGCACTCCCCGACCAGGTTCAAAATAATGCGATCAAACAGCGAATCCCGTTCCTCAAAATAGTCACATGCCAGTAACCACTTGCAGACTGTTAATGCTTCAGCCCGGGTAACTGGTTTCATGGCGCACAAAAGGTCAGTGAGCCACCCGCGCCGATCCCAGATAATCTGGACGTAGCCATCGCCATTTTGTGTTTTATACCTGTGACGAAGTACGGATTCCCAGTAATCCCATTCAATGGTTACATCGCTTAATGTCCAGGGAGAGAGGAGGATGTTTTTAAAACCTTTAATTTCTCTTACGCGAAGTTCTTCCGCCTCACGACTTAAGTTTTTTTCATCGGCCCAGTTTGCATAAATATGACTGAAGCGCTCCATAACAAGGCGCTCAGCATCAGTAATTTTCTCAGGCGAAAAGTCCTGTTCGATGGTGAAGAATTGGTTATGTTGCAGATTGTTATTGTTCATCATGCTGCCACCTTTTTATAGAAAACTTGTTCACGAACCTGATCGCCGTTCATAAGCATATCATTGAAATCTCCGTTATCCGGCCAGCGTATGCTGACTTTCACCAGGTCGTTTTTCGCCAGCAGGTTTGCGTGGGCGCACTCGAACGCCGCGGCATGTCCAGTTGCAGAGTGCTTGTCCATGTCGGCAAAAATAATCAGATGCTTCACACCTGCCGGGACCCGGAATTTCTTCATAAACCCGCTGTTGATTACCGCCCAGGTGTTGACGCCATAAACCTGATAACAGGAGAGTGCTGTTTCGATACCTTCGGCAATGCCGATCGTCGTTGATACCGGAAACATGCGAATGGCCACAGAGCGGGCGTGATCCAGATAGCTGTCCTCTTGAAGCGACTTAAGACGTTTGGCGCTATCAATATCTGCCTTCCTGTCGCCGTCCAGCAGCGTCTGGTGCAGGTAACAAAGCTCAGCTTTGTCATCGGTAGCCAGGGCATACAGAGCTTGATAAACGCGCCCCGCATGGCGTTGGCGGTCACAAAAACGGATGCCTTCTGCCGGCAGGCGACTTATCCCACGTTGAAGAAGGTAACCAGCCGCGCTAGTTCCCCGTAAATCGAGCAACTTGGAAAACTTACTGATGACTCGCTGGCGCTGCCGCGCCGCCGAACTGTTAGAAGGCACGTTGATGCGCTGATAGTTATTCCCGATGAGCTGGTCCACTTCTGCGCAGATGGCGGAAAAGCTTTTTGACTGGGTCAGGGTCAGCAGCTTCATCCCGTCACCGCTACCGCATACACAGATCCATGTACCCTGACCGTCACGGTCATCAACGCGATACTTCCCCCGCGCCTTACAGACCGGACATTCTCCCTTGTAATGGTTTTTCCCGGTGATAGGCGGCAGCCCGTAATATTCAAAAATTTCTGACCACCGGCCTTTTGCTGCTTCTGCTGTTTTCATATCACTGACTCGCACTATTTACGTTTTTCTGGAGTTTTCGTTTTGCTTCGATAATTAATTGCCCGTCGCTGCCCTCAGGAGGCTCATAGTTGATACTGGCGCTCGGAGGTGGAAATAGATCCTGGTCAGGTTTCTTCCCCATCTGCTGCAGGCGTTCGCGGCGTTTAGCAAATTTGATAAGTTTGTGTTTGATGTGATTGCTGACCTCCGGTGTGATCTCCATTGGAAAGTCGCTTAAGCCGTTGGGCCATTCGCCGAATTTCTCCTGAAAGGTATGAGCACACCAGCCATCGCTGACAGGTTTCCCCTGCGCCGCACGATGACGCTGGTAAAACTTGATCTGACTCCACCAGGACTGCTTGTCGCTTTTGGTATAAACCGTTTCGTGCTTGCTCATTTTTTTGATGTTGCGGGTGCCGTCAGTCTCGACGTCCTGACCAACGAGCGGTTTAAATCCGCACTTTGGGCAGACGTAAACGCCGGATGGCTTCATGAAATGACATTCGGGGCATTCTTTCGGAAGTTTTTCTTCGCGCTCCTTAGTTGCGCCGGCAGCGGCCGCTTTCATGCCGTCGTTTGTGGATGGCAGATCGTCGTATTCGATGGAGTCAGGGAAGCCGAGGCGATGCACAGTGCCACTGTGATCAAAAATCAGGCAGGCATCTTTCCCGGGTGCAGTTCGCAGTCCGCGGCCCAGCGCCTGCAGCCAGCGAATTTCACTTTTTGTCGGACGGGCGTAGATAATGCAGCGAACATCACTATCAAAACCGGCCACCAGCACACCCACACTGACGATTATTTTTGTGGCGCCAGTCTCGAAGCGGTGGATCATCGCCTGCCGTTCTTCGTGGGGTGTTTCTGCGACCATCACCTCAGCGTTAATGCCCGCCTTGTTAAACTGCATGGTTACAAAGTTTGCGTGGGCCTTGTTAACGCAGAACGCCACCGTAGGAAGGTCACGACCATGACGAAGCCAGTTATCGACGATATCGCCCACCAGGTCAGAACCGCACATGATTTCCGCCAGCTGGGACTCGTCGTAATCAGTACCGAACTCTATAGATGGCTTCGTTTCTACCCCGCTAAGATCCGGTTTTGTTGGGGCGAAAAATTCGTACTTACTGAGGTCACCACGCTGGATCAATTCGCCAATCGTCGTTGGCTTAATCAGGTGTTGATAGTAATGGCCCAGGAACGGCGCAAAAGGGGTACCAGATAAACCGATAACCTTCGCTTTTTTCTCCGCTGTGATCCGTTCGATTTCTTTCAGGATACGGCGTTTACGCAGGTGCGCCTCATCGACAATAAGCAGATCGATGTTTTTGGGAAATTCACGCCTAATGAGCGTGTCAGCGCTCGCAATCTGGATCAGCAGATTTGGGTCGTAGTTCGGGTGATCACGCCAGATAAAACTAATCTGGTCTTCCGGCAACCCGTATTCTGTAAAGCGCTGGGCGGTCTGGTTAATCAGGATCGTATACGGGGCGACAAACAGAACACGCATACCACGACTAACCAGGCCGGCGGCGATAAACGCAGCCAGGCCTGTTTTGCCGCTTCCGGTCGGTGCGTAGACCATGAAGGAATCGTGCGCCTTCCAGGTGCGCCGCAGCATGTTAAGCCCACGTTCCTGTGCAAAGTTCGGTGTGATGTTAAGCATTGTCAGCCCTTTTTGAGTTCTACTCTTCCAGGAAGAAACATTCCTGACCTCTTGCCGGGATACCGTGTACCAGTTTGCTAGTGCGCCGCTCTTTTATGGTTCTGCCTTCAAGATCGGTACCTACCTAACCCATGTACCTGTCTGTTGGAAAAGGACGCTATTCCTGCCCTAAC